CCTCAGAACGATGGCCGACACCGACAGCTCGTGATGGAGGAAGAAACGAAAAGTTAGAAACGTGGAAAGCACGAAGAGATAGAAGAGAACAAGAAGGTTCTACATTACATAAACCTTTAGATATCGCAGTATTACTGGATAAGGAAAAAGATTCCTAGTGCCATAAAGGACTAGGGTTAACTTGCTATAGAAGGAGATAATATGCACAACGTAGCAACTATAAATAAATATGGTATTCCAAATCACATAAGAAATATGTTCTTAGGATTTGAAGATGCCTTCGAGATGCTTGATACATTTACAAGCAAATCAGAGTATCCACCCTACAACATAGAAAGGGTCTCTGATGATGAGTATATCTTGGAGATGGCAATCGCTGGATTCAAGAAAGATGATATTAATATATCGGTAGAGAAAAACATTCTCAAGGTGCAAGGTGCGTCTGATAAGAAAGATGCAAACTATGTACACAAAGGATTAGCAACGAGAAAGTTCCAAAAGGCTTTTCATTTAGCAGAGCATATGGAAGTAGGTAATGCGAAGAGTGAAGATGGTATTCTCAAGATAAATCTGGTAAGAAACGTACCAGAAGAGGAGAAACCGAAAATCATCGAAATCGGCTAAAAAAAAAGAAATGCCAAAAGTATCAAGTGATGTCGGACAGAAGGTTGCACAATTAGAACAATTAGTTTCTAAATTAAAAGAAGTAGAGTCAAAAGAGAAAGCAAAGAATACTTTACTAGGATATGCGAAATATCAAATGGAAGAGTATCTTTCACCCCCACACATTAAATTGCTTGCATCTAAACTGCAAGATGTTGAAAGGGGTAAGATTAAAAGACTTGCAATATTTATGCCACCCAGACATGGAAAGTCTATCCTAACATCGGAGTTCTTTCCCGCTTGGTACTTAGGCAGAAACCCAAAGAAGTACATCATCTGTTCAACATATGGACAAGAACTGGCAGATGACTTTGGAAGAAAAGTTAGAAACCAACTACAAGATAGTAGATACCAAGAGGTATTCCCAGATGTTGGTCTTGCAACAGACTCATCTAGTATGAGGCGTTTCAATACAACACAAGGAGGAGTATATTATGCGGTCGGTGCTGGTAGTGCTATTACTGGTCGTGGTGCTCACCTCTTGCTCATCGATGACCCTATTAAGGGAAGAGAAGACGCAGACTCAGAAGCCATGCGGAATAACCTCCTCGATTGGTACAGATCAACAGCATATACACGTCTCATGCCAGGTGGGAGTGTGGTTCTTATCCAAACCAGATGGCATGAAGATGACTTGGCTGGATGGGTTCTTAAAGAAACTGAACATGAAGGATGGGAAGTAATAGAGTTCCCAGCTATTCTAGATAAGCGAGCAGCAAAACTTCTTAAAAGTAAAGAGGGTAAACCTCTATGGGAAGATGCTTATCCTTTATCTAGACTACAAGAAATTAAGAAAACTCTCGGAACGAGAGAGTGGGCATCTTTGTATGCACAGAAACCTTCGGTAGAAGAAGGCAACATTGTGAAACGATGGTGGTGGAAGAAATGGAAATACGATGAACCACCTCCATGTGATTACATTCTACAATCGTGGGATACTGCATATACAACAGGAAAGTCTTCTGACTATTCTGCTTGTACAACGTGGGGTGTCTTTACTGATGAGAATGGTGATTCTAATGTTATCTTACTTGGTGCAAAAAGAGACAAGTGGGAGTTCCCAGAACTCAAAAGGGTTGCTGTAGATTATTATAATAGATTTACACCAGACCTTGTAATTATAGAAGCAAAAGCAAGTGGACTATCTTTGGTACAAGAGTTGTCAAGAATGGGTATACCCATCACACCTTTTAATCCAAAGAAACAAGATAAAAAATCTAGAGTACATTCAATTACTCCCTTGTTAGAGTCTGGAAAAATATGGTATCCAGATAAAGATTTTGCAGAGGATGTTATCTCTCAATGTGCATCATTCCCTAATTCAAAGAATGATGACTTGGTAGACTCAACATCACAAGCTCTGTTAAGATTAAGAAAAGGGTGGTTAGTAGGTCACTCACAAGATTATGTTCCAGAAGAGAGAACAGGTAGTAAAGGAAGTTATTGGTCATGGACAAGATAAAAGAATCAATTAAACATCACGAAGGTTTTCGCAACAAGGTATATCTAGATACCCTAAACAAAAGAACAGTGGGCTATGGTCATCTGTGTGTAGAAGATTTTTGGGAAGACGACAAAGAGTACGACAAAGAATTTTTAGATGGCATCTTTGATGCTGACTATAAAAAAGCAGAAGACTCTGCAAAAAGATTATTTGAAATGAATGATTGTGCCGATATGGATGACCAAGCCAAAGGTATCATCATAGAGATGGTGTTTCAGCTTGGACCAACAGGCGTATCCAAATTTAAGATGATGTGGAAATGTTTATCTGAACTCAATTATGTGGGTGCAAGTTTCGAGATGATCGACAGCAGATGGTATAAACAGACAACTAATCGTGCAAAAGAATTAAGTAACAGAATGAAAAGTATAGGAGCTTAAAATGAAAAAGAACTTAAAACCAGTTAACAAAGAAAAGAATCCTGGTCTAGCAAAACTACCTACACCAGTAAGAAACAAAATGGGTTTCATGGCTAAAGGTGGTGCTGTAAAAAGAATGGCTAAAGGTGGAAGTGTATCTCGTGGTCAATACGATGCACAGGTCAAGAAGATTAAATTCAAAGGTGTATTTTAATGATTATTATCGGCAAAGGTGTAAAGCCTGCTGCTGGAACTAAGTCTACTACAAAGGTAGCAGTAATAATCGGAACTAGTGGTAAAAAGAAAAAGAATAAAAAAAGAAGAAACGCTGCTAGAAAAAGAGGCACAAAATTTAAAGGAATATTTTAATGGTAAGACAATCAAACGAACCAGTAGATCAAACACTAGTTGAATCTGTAGAGATAGTTGTAGGAGATCAACAAGAAGAAGAAAGAGTTGTTGCTGATAACTTAGCAGATGAGTTTGAAGAAGATCAACTTTCTGAACTTGCTAGTGATCTAATACAAGCCTACGATGCAGATGTTAGAAGTAGATCAGATTGGGAAGAAAATGTCAAAAAAGGGATGGAACTTCTAGGATTAAAACTAGAAGATATGCAACATCCTTTTCCTGGAGCTTGTTCAGCACATCACCCATTAATGATTGAAGCTGCTGTACAGTTTCATGCACAAGCCTTAAAAGAATTATTTCCTGCAAACGGACCTGTTAAAACGCAAATAGTTGGTGAAGTAAGTAAAGACAAACAAGATCAAGCTCATCGTGTCAAAGACTTCATGAACTACCAAGTCACAGAACAGATGGAAGAATACTTTGATGACTTAGATCAAATGTTATTCTATCTTCCTATCGTTGGTTCATCATTTAAAAAAGTTTATTTTGACCCTACGTTGCAAAGGGCAGTTTCTAAATTTGTACATGCAGAGGACTTAATTGTTCCTTACAATGCCACAGATTTAAAAACTGCTACGAGAATTTGTCATGTAATTCGCATGGACTCGAATGAGGTAAGAAAGTTGCAGCTATCTGGGTTTTACAAAGATATTGAGTTACCTACATCTGACTCTGATGGAGCAGATTACAATGAGGTAAGAGAAACAATTAAAGATATTGAAGGCATACATTCAGAGTCAAGTTACAACGAAGAACTTACATTATACGAAATACACACCGATTTAGACCTGCCAGGTTTTGAAGATCAAAGTCAAGCAGGAGAAAACACTGGATTGAAAATGCCTTATATCGTTACAATCGTGGAGAAATCTGGTGAAGTATTATCGATCAAAAGGAATTTCAACGAAGCTGATCCGCTCCGTAGCAAAATACCTTACTTTGTACACTATAAGTTTTTGCCTGGTCTTGGCTTTTATGGTTTTGGTCTCACGCATATGATAGGAGGCTTATCAAGAGCCTCAACATCAATACTAAGACAATTAATAGATGCTGGTACATTATCTAACCTTCCTGCTGGATTTAAAGCAAGGGGTGCAAGGATAAGAGATGATGAAACACCTCTTAATCCTGGAGAGTTCAGAGATGTAGACATGGTAGGTATGGACTTACGTCAAGCTATCATGCCATTGCCATTTAAAGAGCCATCACAGACACTTTATTCACTACTTGGTACGTTAATTGATTCAGGTAGACGTTTTGCATCTATGGCTGACATGAAAGTTGGTGAGATGCAGGGCAACGCACCTGTAGGCACAACTATGGCAATTATGGAGCGTGGTACAAAGGTAATGTCTGCGATACATAAACGTCTTCATTACTCACAAAAAGTAGAATTTAAGATACTGTCAAGAATATTTGCTATGGGAACTCCTATGTATCCATATCAAGTACCAGGAGCACCTCCTGAGATAAAACAATCTGATTTTGACCAAAGAATTGATGTGTTGCCTGTTTCAGATCCAAATATTTTTTCTATGTCACAACGTATTGCTTTAGCACAAACACAATTACAGTTGGCACAAAGTAATCCAGATATACATGGACCTAACGGCATGTATCAAGCTTACAGAAAAATGTATGAAGCTTTAGGTGTAACGAATATAGATGCTATATTACAGCCACCTCCACAGCCAACACCTATGAATCCTGCAAAAGAGAATCAAGAAGCATTAAGAGGTGCAAGACTACAGGCATTTCCTGATCAAAATCATCAGGCACATATATCTGCACATTTAGCTATGATTGCTACACCTATTGCACAATCAAACGCAGCGATTGTAATGACTTTGCAAGGACATATATCAGAACACATTGCCATGATGTCAGAGATACAGGCTCAACAAGAACTTATGAGTCAGATGGCACCAGAGCAACAAGCTATGATGCAACAAGATCCTAATATGATGCAACAAATGCAAGCACAGATAGCTTCAAGGGCTTCAGAGATTGCTGGTGAAATTAGTGAACAGTATGCACAATCAATTACACCACCGCCAACTGAAGATCCATTAGTGTCTATAAGAAAGCAAGAGTTAGCAATTAGAGGACAAGAGGTCGCTCAGAAACAACAACAGTTTGAGGCTGAACAACAATTTAAACAAGAAAAAGAAAGAAATGATGTTTTGTTAGATCAGCAAAGACTTGATCAGCAAGAAGAAATAGCAAACCAAAACGATCAAACAAAGAGGGACATAGCCGCTCTTAAAGAAATGAAAGGATAAATTATGTCAAGTTCTGTTAGAGAAAAAATTTGGGTAGTTGAAAAACAAAAGAAAATAAAAAGAAGACTTGCAAAGGAGGGAATTGTAG